TTACGTGGAAGAGGCCAAAGAAGACATGAAATTTATTAAATATTTTGAACAGTACGTTCATGCACGTCAAGCCTCGACTGATCCTAGGAGTTTATTAGAATATAAACGACCTCATTATAATCAAAAAAAAGAATATCTAGCGTTTAATTTAGATAATTTTGAAGATTTTTTAAATGATTCTAAAAGAATAAGTATGGCACGAGTAGATTTAGTCATGAAGATTCAAAGAGTTTTAAAAGCTAAGAAAGATCACGGGAAAGTTAAAGACCAAGAAGGAAAAAGAGCTTCGTGTGTCTCTTGGCGTATTTTTAATTATGACATCCCTCAAGAAAGTTTAATTATTGAAGGGGAAGCAGTAGAAATAAAGGAGATTACAGATGATAAAGCCTAGGTTTGTGGTAGGCCCCCCAGGGACTGGAAAGACCCATACATTTTTATTAGAAAAGTATAGAGAATTTTTTAAGAAGTACGACCCTGATAAAATTGTTTTAATTTCTCATACAAATGTAGCAGTTAGTGAAATTTTAAATGCAGCTATGGATATACCAGAAATTAAAGAAAGAGGTTATCGAAGAAAATTTTTTGAGGATCGCATATGTACGATTCACCACTATTGTAAAAAGAAATTAGATCGTAAAGAAGTATTCACTGAACAAGATAACGAAGATTTTAAAAACCTATGTCGCCTTCATGTTGCTTTTGCTTACGCAACAATTGGAGATGACCCTTACAAAGATCATCCTTTTTTTAAGTTTATAAAAGCATCTTACGGACATGATCGAACATTAGAGGAGCACTGGCATCATCGCGACACTAACACATTAGATTATAGTCCATATAGTTTAATTCAAATCCAAGAACTAAAAGTAGTTTATGAGAAATACAAAGACGATAATAATCTTTATGACTTTGCTGACATGATTACTAAATATAATGACAGATCAGATTTACCAGAAGATCACAAAAAGAAAATACGATCCGACATTGAAGTATTAATGGTGGACGAAGCTCAAGACACTAATCGTCCTCAATTACGTGCTGTTTTTAAAATGGCTAAGAATGTTAGGGACGATCATTTTTATATGATCGGAGATCCTGATCAAACTATTTTTGAATGGGCTGGATCTGATGCTCATTATTTTCATCAAGCAGCAGCAAAGCCTTGGTTAGAATTAACAGAAGGTAAGCGATGTGGCGAAGCAATAAATAAATTTTGTAAGCAAATCATTGCACCAGTGTGGAGACGTTATAATTACAACAGAAAATGGTTACCTGTTCCCGGCATTATTGGAAATAAATATGAGTTAGCTGATCTTCAACCTTCTTTAGGATTAGAAAAACTTTTAGAAAAAATAAAAAATACTAAAGAAACATTTATTTTTGCATATAGAGGAAAACCAAGTGATAAAAGAATGAGAAAATTTTTTGAACAATATGGAATTGAATATGCTCATATAAAAAGTTCTGCTCATGTTTCTCTTAAAGAATTAAAATGTCATGATGAGTGGCCCAGTTTCACTGAAGGTGCTCCAAAAAGTTTAAAACAAATAAAAGATTTTTGGTGCTATTTAGGAAGTAAGGCCATCGTACATGGAAAAGGAACCTATAAATTTGAAGACTGGGTTAATCAAGACTATACCATTAACACTTTAATTGATGGTGGCTTTTTAAAATCTCAAGCAAAGGAAATTAAATTTTTTGATTTGTTAAGAAAACGTGCAAAAGGGCAAGACGCAAAGCAGCACGAAAGAAGAATGATTTATATTAGAAAAGTTATAAAAAATGGGTTTGATTTTGATGGGAAGATAAGAGTTAAGTATGGAAACATTCATCAAATAAAAGGAACCACATTTGATAATGTAGTAGGAGACTTGAGTATATTTAGACGTGGCAAGCGTGAACACCCCCATATTGAACTAAGATTAAAATATACTATGTTTAGTCGAGGAATATACGACGCATGGGTTTTAAGATCAGAGACAGAAAGGAGTTTAGGAGAGCATGGGTCCTTATAATAAACAGATAGGGGGCACTCATTATTTAAAATTTAAAATTCAGCCAAGTGAGTTTGCAAATAAAAATAATTTGCCCTTCGCTGAAGGGAATGCTATAAAATACATCTGTCGACATAAATACAAGGGAAAGAAGGAAGATCTAAAGAAAGCAAAACATTATATAGATATGATTATTGAAAGAGATTATCCAGATACACCAGAAACGAGACCCTTACCTGAAGGTTTTACTCTAACCCCTTCCAAGGGAAATAAATAATGTGTACTGCCCCTCGAGTAGAAGATTTAGATTTAACCGATATTGACATTGTTTCCGTAGACTTAGAAACTTATGATCCAGAATTAAAAAGGAAAGGATCAGGAGCTGTAAGAGGTATAGGAAAAGTATGTGGGATTGGAGTCTGTACAGGAAAACAAACATGTTATTTTCCTATTCGTCATGAAAGTTCTGATAATTTAGATATCAAAGAAACTTGGGATCTTCTAAATGAAAGATTGTTTCAGAATCCTAAAATTAAAAAAGTTTTTCACAATGCAATGTATGACGTATGCTGGATTCGTGCTGAAACTGGTTTAATGCCTAAAGGAGAACTATTAGATACTATGATTGCAGCGTCTGTCATAGATGAAAATAGAATGCGATATACCTTGGATTCAATAAGTAAAGACTATTTAACTGAATCTAAATATAAATATGATCTTCAGGCAAGATCTCTAAAAGAATTTGGAATCAAAGATCCTCTTAATAGTATGCATAAACTTCCCTATAGCTTGGTGAAAGATTACGCTGAACAAGATGTCAAGCTAACTCTAAAATTATGGCATGTGTTTGAACCTAAATTAAAAGAAACTATATTTGTGAACCCTGAGGGAGAGAAGAAGACTTTGCAAAAAATATTTCAACTGGAGACTGAATTATTCCCCTGTCTTGTGGATATGAAATTTAAAGGAGTTCGTGTAGATGTTGAAAAAGCAAAACAATTTGGCATCGAACTAGAAACAGAACGAGAACAAATTATAAAAAGAATTCATAAAGAAACTGGAATCCAGGTAGAGATATGGGCTTCAGCATCTATTAAAAAACTTTTAGATCAACAAAAAATTAAAGATTACAAGAAAACCCCTAAATCAGGAATGCCTCAGCTTCCTAAGCAATATTTAAGAACACATAAAAATGAATATCTGCGCCTCATTGCACGCGCAAGAGAATGTGATAAGGCAAAGAATGCTTTTGTAGAAGGACTTTTAAGTTTTGTACATAAGGGGAGAATTCATGCGGATATAAATCAAATTCGGTCCGATCAAGGAGGGACCGTGACTGGAAGATTCTCGATGAGTAATCCAAATCTTCAACAGGTTCCTGCTAAAGGACCAATTGGAAAAAGAATCAGAGAAATATTTCTTCCTGAACAAGGATGTTCGTGGGGTTCTTTTGATTACTCTCAACAAGAGCCAAGAATTGTCGTGAACTATGCTTTAAAATGGGAACTTGGGGGCACCGAAGCTTTAGCCGAATCTTATACTAAAAACCCTGACACAGATTTTCATAAAATTGTTGCAGATATGGCTAAAATTCCTAGAAGCCAAGCTAAAACAATTAACCTAGGATTATTTTATGGGATGGGAAAAATGAAATTACAAAAAGAACTCGAGCTTTCTCCGCAGCAGGCACGTGACTTATTTTATGACTATCATTCTAAAGTTCCTTTTATTAAAGAATTAACAAATGGACTTATTCAATTCGCAGAGGAACATGAACTTATTTATACCTTAGGAGATAGATTTTGTAGATTTGATCGATGGGAACCTTACGAAAAACAGTGGAATGCTGACATTGGAAGATTCGAAATTGAAGTAAAAGTAGAAGAGAAAAAATATAACGAAGAAAAAGAAGAGTGGCAAACTATTACCTCTTATCGATATGAACCTGTCCCTGTTCTAACAAAAGAGAACGCTACATTAAAATATAAAGAAAAATACCCGGATGATGTTGATTGTAAAAATTTTGATAAACATTATCGTTTAGCATTTACATATCGTGCATTAAATAGATTGATCCAAGGGAGTGCAGCTGATATGACCAAGCAAGCTATGGTGAATCTTTATAAAGCAGGCATAGTACCACATATTCAAATCCATGACGAATTATGTGTGTCTATTCCAAATAAAGAAAAAGCTTTAAAAGTTAAAGAAATCATGGAAAATGCAATTAGACTTAGAATACCAAATAAGGTAGACTACGCCGCTGGAGATAACTGGGGAAGTATTAAATAGGAGGAACTATGGATACAATTAAACAAATCTGGAAAGATCACCGAAAAGTGTGTATCGGTGCAGGTGTAGTAGTTGTTATTTTAATAATCGCAGCACTATAGGAATTTATGATACATGGCTTACTTGAACGCAAACATTCCTGCCACGTATGCGCAGGTAAGAAGAG